GTCGGTCTTAACGAGGTTTAATAATGGCAAAACTAATTGACGAAATAGAGGTAGATGCTAACGAAGTTGACAGTCTGGTAGAGGAAAATGTCTCTGAGCCTGTACAAGCAGCGCCAGAGGTAGCAGATTTACCACCAGAATATCGTAACAAAACAATAGATGAAATTATCAAGATGCACCAAGAAGCGGTAAGCAAGATTGGTGAGCAGGGTAACGAAGTCGGTCAGTTACGAAAAGTCGTTGACGAGTACATTCTCTCACAGTCAAAGAATAAAGCACCGGAGCCTGCTGAAGAAGTAGATTTCTTTGCAGACCCTGACAAGGCTGTAGATAGTCGAATTGCTAACCATCCTGCTATCAAGGAAGCGCAACAGACTAACTTACGGCTAAAGCAGGAACAAGCACGAAGTGCATTACTTAATAAGCATCCTGATTCAGCGGAGATTCTTACTAATAAAGAATTTGCTGACTGGATTCAGGCTAGAAAGTATAGGCGTGAGTTGTTTATCAAAGCCAATGAACAGTATGACTATGAAGCCGCTGATGAACTCTTTTCAGATTGGAAAGAACTCAAAGGTGCATCAAGTTCTGCTATTGAGGCTGAGAAGACAGCTCGTAAGGATACTATTAAGAAAGCATCGACTGGTGGAGCAAGGGCTAGTTCCGAAAGTCCATCAAAGAAAATCTACCGAAGGGCAGATATTATTGAACTTATGAAGACTGACTATAATCGCTATTTAAGCATGGAGCCGGAAATTCGTCTTGCTTATGCTGAAAAGCGAGTACGTTAATTTAACTTATTTTGGAGTAAATTATGGCTGGCGAAACAAGTGGTGCGTTTTTTACAGCAAACGCAACCGTAGACAAAACTGCTGCTGACAAGTTTGTACCAGAAATCTGGTCTGACGAAGTTATTGCTGCTTATCAAAAATCCCTGAAGATGGCTCCTCTGGTCAAGAAAATGACCATGAGTGGTAAGAAGGGTGATGTTATTCACATCCCGAAACCTGTCCGTGGCTCTGCTAATGCGAAAGCAGAAGCAACTGCTGTCACTATGCAGGCTAATCTGGAAAGTGAAACCACTATCACTATCAACCGTCACTATGAGTATTCTCGTCTGATTGAAGACATCGTAGAGGTTCAAGCCCTGGCTTCTCTGCGTCAGTTCTACACTGAAGACGCTGGTTATGCTCTGGCAAAACAGGTTGATGACGATCTGTTCCGTGCTGGTACTGGCTTTGGCGCAGGTACTTTTGACCTGACTGTTCCTGTATCTGGCACTTGTACTGGTACTGCATGGGAAGGTGCTAACACCTACTTTGTAGATTCCTCTACTGGTCTGACTGCTTACGCTGATGACACCGTTGTAGCTGCTGACGTATTCACTGATGCTGGCTTCCGCGCTCTCATCAAGCGGATGGATGACAACAATGTTCCGATGTCTGATCGTGCATTTGTTATTCCTCCGGCTCTGCGTTCTGCAATCATGGGCGTAGATCGCTATGTTTCCTCTGACTTCCGTGATGGCAAGACTGTACAGTCTGGCCTGATTGGTTCTGTCTACGGAATCGACATCTACGTTTCTTCTAACTGCCCGTTGATCGAAGATGCAACTAGCAATGCTACAGGTACTGTAGACCTGCGTGGTGCGTTCTTGATCCATAAAGATGCCCTTGTTCTTGCCGAGCAACTGCGAGTTCGCTCTCAGACTCAGTACAAGCAAGAGTATCTGTCAACTCTGTACACAGCAGACACTCTGTATGGCGTACAGGCACATCGTCCAGAAGCAGGATTCATCCTGGTTGTTCCAGACGCTTAATGTGCAATAACGGGATGGGGGAGTTATGCTCCCCCCTCTCTTTTGAGGTGAGCCATGCCACTAAAGAAAGGTAAGTCCAAGAAGACAGTAAGTCAGAATATCAAGACCATGATGAAAGAAGGTCGCCCACAGAAACAAGCTGTGGCTATCGCATTATCTAAAGCTGGCAAATCAAAGAAGAAAAAGCGATGAAGAAGAAAGATTCTCGATTAGAACGTGCTGGTGTAAGTGGCTACAATAAGCCTAAGAAAACACCCAATCACCCAACCAAGAGCCATGTTGTTGTGGCTAAACAAGGTGACCAGATCAAGACAATACGCTTTGGTCAACAGGGCGTATCAGGCTCTCCAAAGAAAGACAATGAGTCTGAATCTTACAGGAAAAGACGCGAATCCTTTAAAGCGCGTCATGCAAAAAACATTAAGAAAGGCAAGATGTCAGCCGCATACTGGTCTAATAAAACGAAATGGATTATACTGGCAGCCGTGTTAAGTGGTATTGGAGCCATGTATGAGACCGATAGAGGATTGCAGAATACAGAAATTGCCCAATGGGTTCAAAGCGACCTGCGTATGTGGGGCTGAAGTTTTATTTGCGGTTAAGAGCGGTGCGCTAAAAATGCTAGCGCGCGGTAACTGCCGTAATTGCGCTAGGCATTACACAGAAGTACGTGGAGAAGTACTAGGTTTATATAAAAGAGAAGATGGTAAATGGTGTAGCACGTGTAGTGGCTGTGGAGCAGAACAGGCTTACACTAGAAAAGATCACGCCAAACAAAGCACTTTAGCTGACTGGCAATGTAAACCTTGTGTAAGCGCAGCAAAAAAGTTTAGTAATAATCAAGCAGTTGGCTCAAAAACTAGATTATTTAGAAAGTTTAAATACGGAGCTAAAAATAGAGGCTTAGATTTTACACTCACAGAAGAAGAAATGTTTTCTGTTTTTACTGGAAAGTGCGCGTTAAGTGGAATAGACCTAGTTTTAGATTATGGTGGAAATGCTAGTTTAGACAGAATAGATAGTAGTTTAGGCTATGTACTTGGAAACATTCAATGGGTAGACGGAAAAGTAAACTTAGCTAAACGCAATATGTCAGATAAAGAATTTATTATTATGTGTAAACAAGTGGCCGATAAAGTAAAGTGGTGACAATTAACAAAGCCTTACAACGAAGGGATATGTAGAAGGGATATGTAAATGACCGATTATACAAAGACTACGAATTTTGCCGCCAAAGACAACCTGGTATCAGGCAATCCCGCAAAGGTTGTTAAAGGCTCTGAGATTGACACAGAATACAATAACATTGCTGTTGCTATAGCAACCAAGTCAAACATTGCCAGTCCTACATTCACAGGGACTGTCACTATTCCTACTGTTGATATTAACGCTGGTAACATTGACGGCACTATTATTGGTGCGTCTTCTGCTGCTGCGGGTACTTTTACCTCTGTAACCACATCAGGCAATGTCACTGTTGGCGGTAACTTAACTGTTACTGGCAATGCCGTTATTTCTGGCAACCTGACCTTTGGTGATGCTGATACAGATAACATTTCATTTGCTGCTGATGTTAATTCTAATATCCTGCCAAACATTGATGACACCTATGATCTTGGTTCAAGCACAAAAGAATGGCGCAATCTCTACATTGATGGTACTGCCAACATTGACTCTTTGGTGGCTGATACTGCTGATATTAACGGTGGTACTCTTGATGGGGTGGTCATTGGAGGTTCTAGTGCGGCTGCTGGTACGTTTACTACAGCGACTGCAACCACAGGTAACATCACTACTGTAAATGCTACAACTGTTGATTCTACCAATGTAGAGGTTACCAACCTTAAGGCTAAGGATGGTACAGCTTCTGCGACTATTGCAGATGTAACGGGTGTAATGACTGTAGCTAGTGCTGTATTGACCACTGCGGATATTAATGGCGGTACTGCTGATGCTGTAGTTATTGGTGGAGCTACTCCTGCTGCTGGTACATTTACTTCTTTGAACGCTACAGGTGGCGGTGCTTTAACCGGAACCTGGTCTAATCTTGGCTCTGTTACCACTATAGACATTAACGGTGGCACGATTGATGGAGCCGTAATAGGTGGTTCATCTGCTGCTGCTGGTTCTTTTACAACCATTAGTGCTAGTGGGACTATAACTGGCCCGTCTGGTACTTGGGATGCTGGTGGCGTAGACATTGCTACTGGTGATACCTACGCTATTAACTCTGTAGATGTTCTTAGTGCGACTACTCTGGGTAGTTCTGTTGTCAATTCCAGTCTTACCAGTTTGGGGACTATTACTTCTCTTGTAGCTACTACCGCTGATATTAACGGTGGAACCATTGACGGTGCTGTTATTGGTGGGGCCAGTGCTGCGGCTATAACCGGTACAACAGGCCAGTTTAATACTTCATTAAATGTAGATGGCACAATCACGGCTGATGGGCTGACTGTTGATGGAAGTGCGAATGTTACTGGCAATGTTTTTGTTGGAAATTCAACAGCCGCCGCACCATTTGCGGCAACCTACGCGACATTATCTTCTTCAACTGGTTCTGAGTTGGTTCTTCGTAACTCGTCCGGAATAGTTACTGGAGAGATAGTTGGTGGAGTGGCATTTGGTCACGATGACACTACAACTGGTGGAGCGCCTCATTACGCTGGTATTCAAGCAAGGTCAGTAGATTCTTCTGGAACAATGACTCTTAATTTTTATACTGGATTAGGCAATTATGAGGCATTAACTCCGCAAGTTTTGATTGATGCATCAGGAAACGTAGGTATTGGTACTACTACTCCTGCTGCAAAATTAGATATTTATACAGGGACAACAACAGCATGGACAGGTTCTATTACTGGCGCAGCTATTTATACTCCACAGTCTTATGATGGAGCCGCTATTAGTGCTGGAACAGATGGCTTTGCTTCATTGTATTTTGAATCAGCAGGTTTGACTAGCTATCTTGGCGAAAGGTCTGCTCGAATTGTTACATATCCTACTCCAGCATCAAGTTATGGCACAAACATTGGTTTTGCGCAAAGAAAAATTGATGGCACATTTGTCGAGAGTGTAACAATTAACGGCTCCGGCAATGTAGGTATTGGTACAACCACTGTTACAGAATCCCTTGATGCAAATGGAAACATAAAGCTCAGGGCTTCTGCTGCTGCTCGTTATGTTTATTCTGCTGTTGGTGATAGCACAACAGTTGATGCTGGTCATAAGTACGACCCTGTTTCTGATTATGTGGCTACTCTTACTGCTGGCTCTGAAAGAATGCGGGTTGATTCCTCTGGTAATGTAGGCATTGGTACTAGTAGTCCTGCTTCCCAAATGCATCTTATCTCAGCCAATCCAGAAATAAGATTACAAAGCAGTGGAGCTAGCACTACAGGCGAATATTCCATATTGTCTCGTGATGGATCTAATGTTGCACACAAAACAAATATTAAAAACGATACAAGTTCTTTAACATTTGGAACGGGTGGAAATTCTGGAAATAGTTATGTTCCTATAGAAAGAATGCGCATTGACTCCTCCGGCAACGTAGGTATTGGTACTACTAGTCCTTCAACATATACCAATGCCTCTGAGTTAGTCGTAGATACTGGCACTTTGGGCGGTATGACTATTAAGTCAGGCACTACTGGTTACGGTGCTATTTTCTTTGCTGATGGAACCACAGGCAACGAACAGTATAGAGGCTTTATTCAGTACAATCATGGTTATTTAGGAGACACGGATCAGTTATTGATTGGGACTGCTGCCACAACTCGTATGGTCATTGACTCCTCCGGCAATGTAGGTATTGGGGTTACGCCTAGTGCTTGGTACAGCGGCAATAAAGTAATTGATATTGGTACACGCAGTGCTTTATGGTCTGGTGGTGCTGGTCAGCCAAACCTCGGACACAACTGTTACGTCAATACTTCTGGAAACT